ACGGCGTAATATTTACCGCCGATGGTGGGAACGCGGTTCTTTTTCATGATGGTAACGGCTTTGGCAACGGCATCGGGCGTGAGCAGGGAAATTACGGTTGCGCTTGCCTCCATTGCGCCGCAGGAGGTTACCGCGGCGGTGGCGCCGGAAGCAATCGTCACGTTGTCGCAGTACAGGACGTTTGTGTTGGTAAGAAGTGCGTCACGGATGAGCGTTTCCTGGGTTTCGGCGGCGGAAGCACCCATTTCCTCGGTTGCACCGAGAATCACGTCGTCGTAGGCGTGAAGCTCAAGCTGATCGGTCACGGCAGCAAAAGTACCGTACTGCTCGATCGCGCCTTGCTTGGAGCTCATACCGAATTTCTGACCGTCCGGAATGACACCTTCCTGCAATTTTTCTGCCTTGGCAAAGGTGTTCCATTTTCTCCATTCCACGTTTTTGCCGTGTCTGGCAGGCAATACCTGCTTCTTGGCGAACTGCGCGTAGAACATCTCCATGCGCGCGTTCTCCAAAAGTTCTGTGTCGTAAAAGGTCTTCAGCTCGCCCGAAAGCGTATTGACGGAATCAAAATCCGTTTTCGTGCCTTCATATGCGTTAACGTAACCTGTGGTCGCGTTAACAAGAGTGCCTGCGTCGGCAAAAAACTGAAGACCGATGTTCAAGTGTTTTTTCATATGATTTCTCCTTCATAAAGATTTTGTGGTGAGATGAGGAGAAATGTTCGCGGTTATCTTTGTCCAGGATACACTTTCTCCCCGCGAGCCATTCTTGCGCGAAGGTTGTTCTTGAACGCCTCTCTCTGCGCTTTGCTCGCTTTGGAATAATCGAATGCGGTCACGGAAGGTGCTTGCGAGGAAGCGCCGGATTCTTGCGGCCGTCTGCTTCCGGATCGGATGGCGTTGGAAAGCTTTTCCGCCGTCTTCTGCGCAATGATCTGCGAAGAGGCAGCTTCAATCTCTTTGCGATGTACGGCACGATAAGCATCTTCAACGCTCATGATGCCTTTTCCGGGTGCGGTCATCCTTGCGAATACGGGATTCTGAAGCTCTTTTCTAAGGTCGAAGTTGGGAAATATCTTTCTTAACGCTTCGCCTTGCTTCTCAAGGCTTACAAAATGCTGCTGATATGCCTGCTCCTGAAGCGTTCTCTGCTCCATAGCTTTTTGCCTTTCTTCCATATCCTTCTGCCTTGCTTCTGCACGCTCCTTTTGATCAACTTTTTTCGCAAATTCAACTGAGGTACCCATCTCGAGCGCCTTATCTTCGTAGTATGCGTCATCATCGTTGATCTTCTGTGCAAGAACCTCGTAGTCCATGTTTTTGGAGTCAAGATCGTACTTGCGAGCAAGGACCTCGATAGCAGGAGTCATCTTACTCAGCGCTTCTTTTGCGCTCTTTTCATCCTTCACACGGGAGCTGACAATTACCTGGATCCGTTTGTTAAATTCAGGATTTTTTGTAATCTCCTCCCAATTGATGTCAGAGGAAGCATTCTCTTCCGTGGCGGGTGTATCTTGTTTGGCAGGAGCGGAATCTGCCGAGGCTTCTCCGTTCGGTTCTGCGGCAACGGTCCGGACCGTCTGCGCAGGTGCCGTAGAGGTCGCCTTACTCGCTCTTTTGCGGATTTTGCTTTCGGGAACACCCAATTCCCTTAGCCTCTGCTCGGCGTCAGCAGCCGCATTGTTTACGCCCGTTGTAGCTCCGTCTCCGTTGCCTTCGCCTGCTCCTGTGCTGGAAGCGCCGGCAGAACCTGCCGCGCCTGCACCCTCGCCGCCGAAAAACTGAAGGGAGAGCTTGAAAATTTTTTTCATTTGAGTAAATCCTCCGATATTACTGCCGGTTAGGCCGGCGAATCCTATATCAAGCCAATGGCTTATATACGTAAATCAATGTCTTCGACGATCGCTCTCTTTTCCAATGTGTTCAAATAGCCGCCCATCATGGCTTTTTGCTCTTTCAAGAGAGCCAAGCTGCATGATGGTGTGAAACCGAGCTTACCCGTTTCATATTTGAGGCACATATTGTGAAGCTTTTCATAGCGGATTTTTGTCTGAAGATATTCCGCCTTGAAGCGCTCCTTGTAATCCGCGCTGTTCATCATTTCGACAGTATCTTTCAGTTCCATATCTATTCTCCTTTAAGGCTTAATGCAGATATTCTGAAATTTTTTATATGCGTCGAAGTAAATCTCGTCTTTTGCCTTGTTGTACGTGACTTCGTAATACATTCCGTCAGGAATTGTGGTGGAAAGAAGCGCCTTGATGTTTCCGAGAATATAGGCGTTCCATACGACGAATACGTCAAATTTCGGCATGGTGTCCGTCTTGTCAATGTGTTCTTTTGCGTAATTTTCAACGATTTCTTTTGCTTTTTCAATGAATTTTTCGTTTGTCATAATAGATTCCTTTCACTTATTTTCCTCCGGGCTGAGAAGCGTTCTGCGATTTCGCCCTTGCCTTTTCCACGTTTGAAGCTTCTTTCGTGCCGGCAAGCGCATTGCTTTTCGGCAGCTGTCCGCCGCCGGTCTGTGCGCCTGCTTGCATTCCTACGTTCTGCATATCCACGGCAATCTGCTGAACGTATTCCGGCGCCGCCTTCTGCGCCAACATCATGGAAAGCTGCATATATTGCATGAGCTTGTCAAACATCGCGCCGTTCTGCGCAACCTTCTGCATGACCGTATCTTTTCCGTCAAAAGACATGAGATCAAGACAGAGAAGTGCCTGATCTGTCATTTGAGGGTTGAAGAATCCCATCTTGAAAAATTGCAACGCAAGCTCGTTTTGCGTAGTCTTGGTATAGGTGTTTTTCTTCTGCGCCGACACCTTGATGTCGAACAAAGGAAGGCGCATTCCCATATCATGACCAAAATCTACGCCTTGCGCCTGCGGCTGAATGCCCTGATTGGTATAGGTGACGTATTTTTCTGCGCCGTACTGACCGAGAATGCGGAATCTTCTCGGCATATTGTAAAATTGACGGATCAGCTCAATGCAGATCTCCACGATCTTGGAATATGCTCGGTACGAGGATTTCGTACTGTCGCGCGATCCCTTACCGCTCGCTTCCTGAAGCGCCGCGATTGCGGAAGCCGCCGTAACGCCGCTGGAGGTGTTGCCGGTAGAGGTCTCCGTGTTGCCGGAGGTCTCACGAAGCTCGTTCACGTCCCATTGCAAGAGGTTGAGATAAGAGCCGTCGATCGGCTTGTGCTCGATCAGGCGGAGCGCGTTTTCATCCATACCGCCTGCCGCATGAACGATAGGATTTTCAAGGTCAAGGAATTCCTCCTCGTTGATCGTTCCGTCGTTACGCGAAAAATACCTCGGCATAGCGCCGACACGGGCATTTCGTACGAAACAAGTCTTCAGCATATCAATCTCCGTCTGCGGATTCTGACAAATATCCACGTAGCCGTAACCGCACGGAGAGCCTTCAATCGGAAACAGTGCGTCGAATACGTATGGATACAGGCCGTGATCGTAAAGACCGGCGAGAGCCAAGGGAGGCTTCGGCTGTCCCATCCCATCCATGAGCGGTTCCATTTCGTTCTCCGTCGCGTAGAGAACGACGTCGCCCACGAATTTGACGTATTGCAGCGTGTTCTTGCCATCGATATACTTGTGGTAGTAACATTCAACGACGGTGGTCTTGTTCTTTGTGTCAACGTGGTCGTCGTAAAGGAATTTTGAGCTGATAAAATCATTGCCTTTCACGCCGTCTGGAAGCTTGTCAGGATAGCGCTCCGCAAGCAGATCCTTGTCACACAGCTCGGTGTGGAAGAAATATCTGGACTTTTGAATATCCGTAACACCAGGCTCCCAATAAATATTCAGCAGATTTACGCATTCCACGGAGATATCGCCAAGACCGTTCAACTTGCTCTGGTCCCAAACGATCTTATATACAGCCGTGCCGCCCTTCATCTTTCGCCACATCGCGTCATTGTAGATTGCTTCAAATCCGTTCTGCTCGAGGACACATGGAATGATAGCGGAAAGCATTCTCGCTTCTCCACGGTCGCCATCCTCGCGCGGCAGGATATTCGGCTCAGGATAAGCTTCGATCGCGTCCGCGTGCTTCGATACGATGACGTTGTGCAGCCATCCGGATTTTGATGTAAATCCCTTTTTCAAAAGGTCGGTCTTATTTTGCTCCTCTGCTGTGTTGCGCAGCTTCCACCAATTCTCGGAGGCAATAATCCGCTGTTCGGTGATCGCCTTTCCCGTTTTGTATTTCTGCAAAATCTGAAGCAGCTCCTTGACCTGCTCCGAGCCGATCGGCATTTTCATCGGCGCCGCTATGGCCTCCGAAGGCGGCGCCTGCGCCATATCCGTCGGTACCGTGTCCATCGGCGGCGTACGGTTAACATTTGTATAATTCATGGAATGCTCCTCTTTTCTGTCATTCTGGAGGGAACGGAGTTCCCGATAGAATCTCATATTCATGGAATGCTCCTCTTTTCTGTCATTCTGGAGGGAACGGAGTTCCCGATAGAATCTCATAATATCAATGCGTAAATTGATCAAGCGGATCCGTCAAGAAAATCTTCTTCTCCACAGGTGCTATCGGCTTGATCGGGCGTGACATACACATATATCTGATCTCGTCCGGACAATGGTCCTCGAGCTTTGTGTCAATGTCCTCCGGTTTTGTTTGAGAATACATCATCAGCGGAATCGTTCGGATTGCCGCTTTGCAATTTGAAAAGAAATACATCCTCGGATATCCTTTCTCATCGAATTGCAATCTGTAATGCACCTGCATCCAACCTGCGATACGTTCGTTATCTCCAGGAGTGAAGTAGATACCGTACCGCATAGCCGTCTCCGCAATGCTTTCTCCGCGTGAGCTGTCCCAAATGGCAGGATCGGCAACGCTGTCCACGATCTTCCGCCCTTTTAGCATTGGATGGGTGCGCTCAACCTCTGCGAAATATCGGAATTGTTCGTCGGGCGTCCACTTCACACCCTCGTCAGGCGTTGCCGTACAGCCGTACACATCCATGATACGGTATAGGATGCCGTCGTAGTCTATCGCCCAATATCCGAGGCTGAAAGGCTTGTTGTAGCCGAAGTCATAGCTTCTCATGATGTTCCACCCGCGCGGAATTTCAAACGGTTCAATGACGTGCGTAAAACGTCTCTGAATCAGCGCCTCCTCAGGCGATACGCCTGCCTTGTGGCACAGATCAGGATCGGGCGTTTCTCTGAAATCCTCGAAGAATTGCCCTTCAAAGATATCCCACCTGCCGTAAAGCCACGCCTCGCGGAGTTTGGGAGGGAGAGCCTCAAGCTGTTTGATGTAGTCTGGCTGAGCCGCCATCAGAGCCTTATTGTCCGTCACAAGGGATTGAATGAAGGTGTAATCTTCGGGATTCTCTCCCGACTCATACTTTTTGTCAATGAATAATCGTTTGAAATACCCATGAGAGGCGCCGCCGGGGTTACAAGTGTAATATATCCGCTTCGGGAAGCTGTTCGCACCGCGAAGACAAGCGATGATCTTCTTGATCCACATCTCTTGCAGCTGCGTCGCCTCATCAAGAAAGATGATGTCATATTCGGCACCCTGATATTGATCAAGATCGTTGTCGTTGTTGCAATAGCCGAATTTGATGATACTGCCGTTCATGAAACGGAAAAGTTTCTCCGTCTTGTTATACCGCGCAATAGAGCGAGGAAGCGCCTCTTGCAAGGGCATAATGTGATTGTTCATCAATTCTGGATAGGTACGGCGCACGATCAGGCATTTAATGCCATTGTAGCGAAGGCAAAGCCTCTTTGCCTTGTCTTGCACCGCCCAGCTCTTACCGCCGCCGCGAGCGCCGCCAAAACCGACGTGCTTGGTTTTTGCTGATAAGAACAGAATCTGTTTATCGCTCGGAGTGCCGAGAATGATCTGTGCGCTGCTCATTCATTCCACTCCTCCTCGCCGGCATTGAATACAACGGAAACCTCGCTGACGTTGTCGTCTCGATCAGCCTCACGGCGGAGCTTCTCAATGCGAGCTTCCTGCTCACGAAGATCAATCTCCGATTTGAAGCCTTTGATTTCTTTCAGGTCTTTCAGCGCAGATGTCAAATGTTTTAAAGATTGCGTATCAATGACAGGAAGCGTATCAGAGATTTCGGCTATCCTGCCGAGAAGCTTGTCGGCAACGTCGATGATGTCAACCGCTTTTTGCGCTTCCTTCTCGCTGATCGAATCAACGATTTTTGCCTCCGTCTTACCTTCCTTTTGCCGTCTGAGATCTGTCCACTTCTCATCCCTTGCTTTTCGTTCCAATGTGGTGCGAGAAACGCCGTGTTTTTCGGCAAGTTTTCTGTAGCTCGTGCCGCCTGCAATGTATTCTGCCTTAATCTTTTTCCAATTCGCCGCCACAGAAATCCTCCTCTCGCCGTTTGTTTATATTCTAACGCATGACCACCGAAAAATTAAATCCCACCCCTCCGAAAAATTTTCTTTGTTTTTATTGACAAATATTAAAATGTTTGTCAATAGCGTTGACACATATTATAATATGTGTTATAATATAATTGTGGGGAGGGAATGATATGAAAAGTTATTCATCAAGAGAAGTAATCGCAATGCTGAAAGCGGACGGATGGTATGAAGTTGCTTGCGAAGGAAGTCATCACCAATTCAAGCACGATACCAAAAAGGGCAAGGTTACCATCAAGCACCCTTGCAAGGATATTCCTCCCAAAACACTGAAAAGCATTTCGATTCAATCAGGGCTGTGTTTTTAACACAGTACCTTCTCCCCACAGGCACAGAAAGGAGCCGTGTATATGAAAAAACAAGAAAGATATTTATATCCCGCGATATTGAGTTATGAGGAGGGATATGAAATTTCCGTAACGTTTCCCGATTTGCCCGGTTGCGCAACGAGCGGAGAAACCGAGGAAGAAGCTGTTTCGGCCGGACGCGAAGCTCTCGGATTGCATTTGTTTGGCATGGAAGAGGACGGAGATGAAATTCCCGCTCCTTCTCTTGCAAAGGATATTGCGCTTGAGGAAGGCGAGATCATCGCTATGATCGACGTTTTTATGCCTTCGATCCGTCTGAGCCAAAAAAACCGTGCCGTTAATCGGACGGTTACAATTCCCGCATGGCTCAATGCTAAGGCAATTGAGTGCGGAATCAATTTCTCTCAGCTTCTGCAGGATGCAATTAAAAGAGAAATCGGTATTTCACAGCAATAATGAAATCAAAAGAGAAGGGAGCGTGAAATTGAATGAAACCACTCATCAATAATGATGAGCTGTTTGAGCAAACGGAGAAGGCGCTTGATTCGGTTAAGAATATCATGCACGATAAAACGTTGATGACTTGGTTTACCGAAGATTTTGCCGTGCGCTTTTGCTGGAGCAGCAATGCCATTGAGGGGAATACGCTGTCCTTGGAGGAAACCATTGCGCTGGTAGAATATGATGAAGTGAGATCCGGTCACACCTATACGGAATATCAAGAAGCCAAAAATCTATATCACGCGATCCGAGAATCCATGATTCCTTTCAGAATGGAAACGATCTCGGAAGAATGGATTAAGAAGAATAATCGGTTGATTCGAGGATTTGACGGCGAATACCGCAAAATTCCTTTGCGTATCGGAACGCAAGTCGAAACAACCTATATGCCGCCTTCGTTTGAGCAGGTACCTATGCTGATGGAAGCGTACTTAAAGGACGTCAATTTCGGAACAGGTACTTTTGCGGAGCTGATCGAGAAAATTGTTCGCTCTCATTTTCGTTTCGAAAGAATCCATCCGTTTGCGGACGGGAACGGACGAACCGGACGAATGATCATGAATCAGCAGTTGATCAATCACAGCCTGCTTCCAATTTCAATCAATAAAAACAGCGATTATCGGAATGCTTTCAAACGATTTGACAGGAACGGAGATATCTCGCAAATGGTACACGTCGTGCTGAAAGGAGAGCTCCAAGCTGTTCAACGTTTGCAAGCTCTTCAAGATATGAGAGAGGGAACGAAATTGCCGTCAGATCTGACTGAGTCACTTGATGAACAAATTCGAACAGTGCGCAATCATTCATGATATAAAAAAACGGTAGGAATCAACCTACCGTTTTTTTATGTGTTATCAAAACGCAAACCTATTGAAGAGATCTGTCATATAATCGATCTGCTTTTGTGTTAATCCGCAGAAGTCCAGCTCGTCCAGCTCGCCAACGCGATGCAATCCGACGAATAATACGTCTCCGACGATCGGAGAATTAAAGTCGCATTCTGAGTAAAGAAACCACGGAAAAATGTTAATTGGCTTTTGTCTGAGAATGCCGTTTTCATCGACAAGCATAACGATATCCTGATCTGCCATTATCTGTAGATAAACACATTCGTATATATCGCAATCGATCTCGTCGTGGACGAACTGATTGAATCTTCCGTCTTGCTCCTTGTCGCGGACTTCCGGAATACTGACGACGGTCAGCATGTTTCCTGCGGTTAATTTCAAAAATCGTTCTACCATGTCATATCCTCTCGCCATATTGCTTGTTTATGACCGGAAAAAGAGGACATTTCCTCCATCCGACATAACTTTTGCAATGTCTTTCCCGATGCATTTCGAAGGATTCTTTGTTTTTGAATGCGATCTGTAACCTACAAGATATGCAGAAGCCCTCACAACGAATATTTAAGCCCTCCTCATACTTGTAAAATGGACAAATGACATCTTTGTTTTTATATCTTTTGTCAACCAACTTTCATGAACTCCTTTTCGCATAAAGCCTTCGAGCTTTCCAAATAGGCGATTTCGTCCTTGATCGATTCGATCTCAATATTTTTCGCTTTGATCTGATTTAACCAATGCTTTGCATTCATTTTCATTTCCTCCTTTCTCCGCTAAACGCTTTTGCAGAGTCTCTTGACCTGCGATGGCAGCGTCAAGCAGATCCTGAAGGCGTTTGCACTCGCAGAAATACTTGTCTGCCAATTTTTCCGTCTCTCGATGGTACATTTTCTCGGTCTTCAATTGCTCCTTGAGAACATGATATTCGTAATACCATTTTGCGACTTCTTCGTCGCATTCTTCGCATTTCTTTTTGAGATCCTTAATCTCCGCCTTTTGGCGGTTGATAAGGTTGAAAGAATTTATTGATAACTTTGTAAGGCAATCTATTGTGCCCGTTGTCTCTTCAAACAACGGACATTTATTATTGCATATCGATTTTGAGCAGAACGCCAATGTCGTTATAATTTCGTTATCAGTCATCATCCTGCACCTCCCCATCAATCAGCTCGGGGTTCGAGAAAATATTGCCGATGACTTCAAGCTCATGACCATAATAGCATGAAAAATCCGCAAGAACATTTTCACTATGACGAACGAAAAATGCCGCTTCATCATCATACCATTCAATTACTCCACGTTCTTCATCACGGAAAATGTCCACGATATCGCCATCGAAAATCTTCTTTTTGTTCTTGTCATCGATGTTGATGTACTGCCCAACGGTTTCGGGGATTACGTCGTAATCGTTATAAATCGGCACGTCTTTCTGACCGAGAGCAGGATCGTCTCCGATCGTTTCAAAAACGATGTTGCAAGGGCGGCCAAAGTCGCCCTGCACCCATTCCCCCTTGATCTTCTTTCCGTCCAGCGTGATCTCCTGCGGACCATTCTCGTCTGCATGGAATCCGCGGAATAAAATTTCTCTTTTCAATTTCTTCATTTGATGATCTCCTTTTCATTTGCATGATTCAGCGCGCACCATAACTTGACGGCTTCCCGCAAGGTCGGCGCCATTGCTTCCGAACAAATTCTTTCGCCTTTGTCTCTCTCGCATCGGATGATGACGAGCGATTCCGAAAAATAGTGAATTTTTCCCGATCTTCCGCATTTGCGGCAAACGGGAAGGGCAGTTTCAATCGCATTGAGCTCGGCGGCGTACCGTTCTGCGCTCAATTCGTCCGTTGTGTATCCTCGGTCCGCATAAATCAGATTTCCGCTGTGCTCAGGTTTATCAACGTCGGCTTGGCGGCAAACGATTGACATTCTTGCGCCGCCGAAAAATTGGCTGTTTACCTTCCATGGTCCCATCATATTGCGTTTTCCTCTCTTTCTTTACGGTAAAGCGGACTTGTACCGCTCATGAGTGCCTTTTCCTCGTCGCTCATCTCGTAGCCGAGCCGTTTGAGGCTCTCGTAGATTGCAATCAGATGTTTGTTGATGGCATATTCTCCTCGGTTTCCCTTCCATGTAGCTTTGACGAATGCACACTGATCTTTTCCGTCTCCCGTCGTTGCGTAGATGTATGAAAGGAGCAGCTTATACACACCGTGCTTCGTTCGCCCGAAGATATCGTCAGCCGAGGGGTGTCCGCTCATTTCTTTAAGCTCCTGCTCGCGGTATCCGGCAAGTACACAGAACTTTGTCATGTCGACATAACTGTTGCCGCAGGCGTTCGCGTCCACGCCCATCTGAAGAATATCGAGGATGTGCTTTTTCGCCTCAAGGTCGCTATATTTTTCGATGAATTGAGAACGCAAGAGGTATGCCCGCTCGAATGCTTCCTTGAGGGCAGCGCAGGATGCCGTTCTTGCCTGCTCCTCCATCTTGCTCTTTCTCTCTTTTTCGTCGGATTCTTCGATGGTGGCAGCGTCTTTCTTTCGTTTTACTTGAACGTGGCACCATTGGCTGACGTAGAAGCAGAGTTGCGTCGGGTCTTTGCCATCGAGCTTCTTGGCGAGTTCCTCGCGGTCAGGCTCTCCGGTATAAATGGCGAATACGCTGTCGTAGATCTTATAGTTTTCCGCATCTGTCTTGCTGATCTCGGTCATGCCAGCCTCGCGGCAGAGCCGTTTCCATTCTTCGATCTTCTTCCTTTTCTCCTGTTCATCGAGAGCCGCCGCACATTTGTTATTGAAGTTCGCCGTTCCGATTTCGGCGAGTGCCTGATCGCGGAGCTTGGGATCCTCGATCTTATGGAGGCGTTCAAAGTCTTCAATGCTGATCTGTCGATGGGATACGTCCTTCAATATCTCTTGGTTGAGATCGCAGAGCTTCAGCCTACGGCGTACCGTAGCGGCGGAGAAGCCTGTTTTCTCTGCGATCTTATCCGTACTCATTCCGAGATCAAGTTTCAGCTGCTTAAATCCCTGCGCCTGCTCGTAGATGGTCAGATCGACTCTCTGCAGATTTTCCGTCATCATCGTGGAGATCTGCGTTTGGTAGTCCATATCGGAAATCACGCATGGAACCTCTGAAAATCCCGCTGCCTTTGCGGCAGCAAGACGTCGGTGGCCGATTATGGCCGTGTAAGAGCCTTCAAACGCGTGCTTCGTAGCGTGATTGATGTACGCAGGTGAATATTTGACACCGTCGAAGCCGTCCAACAAACGGTTGTAGCTTTTCGTGTCGTTGATATTCTTCACGACCGTCAGATTTTGCATGATTCCGTTCTCGATCATGCTGTCCGCAAGCTCGGTAACGTCGCCAATGTCTTTTCGCGGGTTGTCCGGATGAGGATAGATCTTTTCAACCGGAATGTATACCAATCTCCGACGGTCCTTTTCATCGTCGAGGAACTCGTCCATGAGCGCAATATCATCATCAAAATAATTCTCAATCGCCATACCGCACCTCATATCTCACGCGAAATGCTCATCGTGCTCGCCTGGAGCACAGCCATGATCATTTCGTATTTTGTTTTGTCTTTTTTACTTAAACCGCCGCTCATGATTTTTCCGAGAACGCTGATAGCTGCGGCATATTGCACGAAGGATTGCTTGTCCGTCGGCAGATAATTGATAATCGCGTTGATCAGAAAGAGCATCGTTCCTGCTTCCTTGAACAGCTCAGATGGACCGATCTGTGCTTTGAACGTCTCGAAATCCTTGTTTTGAAAGGATTCCATAAAATCATGATGATTTTCCAGTTCTTCCTTTGCTTCGTCGATGATCTTGCTGTAATCAATATCTCCAAAGAGATTCTTTTTCGCTTTTTCAAGTTCCGTCATTTTATTTCTCCATTCTTTTTGAAATTTGATATCAAAGAAAATCCTTCGGCGGGATTTTGCTCTCCTCCAAGGAGGACGGAGAACGTCCGATTACTGTCATTCTGAGCAAGCCCAAAGGGCGCGCCGAAGAATCTCTTTTTCATTGCTCTCACGTTCTCACTTGTCTCACATCGTCTTCATGCACGATGGAAACCCCTCTCAGAGGCTCGAAGCTGCCGAGCCGGCGGGGATAACACTTGAACGTCCGAGTCCTGTGATTCAGATACGCATTGTAAGTGCAGACGAGAACGCCGTCCTCATATTTGTCTATGATATACGCCTGCTTTTGATGATCGTAATCACGGTGGATCCATTCTTCTTTTTTTACAGTCATGCTGTTGCCTCCCTTCGCTCGTAAACAACGACCGTACGCTTCGTCTTATATCCGGGAGCGGGCGGTCTGGAATCGGTCCAGACCGCGTAGCCGCTTTTAATGAGATATTTGCAAAGCTCCAGTCGTTCATCAACGGTCAGCTTCGTGGTGTCTATTTCTGCCCTCATGTGGATTCATCTCCATTTCCTTCGCCATCGATGTCAACGGCATCTGCTTCGATGACGTCTTCATCGCGCATTTGCTGTGCCAAAGCAATGCCTTCCTGCGCGTTCTGGTAGTTTATGGACATCACTCCCCACTTGCCGATCAGAATGCGGTAAACGGTTTTACGAGCCATGGCATCCCAATCGTCGCGCCACCCTTTGCTCTGATATTCGCCTTTGCGAAACTTCTTCTCATGATTTTCAATCTGTTTGACGGTCATATAAACGGTTTTCTCAGCACCGTTTATAAGTCTGTAAAATCCAAGATAGCCGACAACAGGCGTTGCCTCCCGCTTGTCCTCATCGTCGATAAATTCGATGTCCACTTCTTCCGTGAGTTTGTTATAGCTTTTAAGCTCGCCGTCGCGGATATCCACGACGTTGATCGTCTTATACGCGCCTGTCCGAAGAGCAAGCTGATGCATACCTTTCCAGCTGAGGATAAAGGATGCTTCCATTTTTCTGACTGTCGTACCGTCGGTGTTCTTCTTTTTGTTCTTGAACGGCACGATATGAGCATAGCCAAGGTTCTGATCGATGGGAAGATCGAAGGTTGCCGCCTTGAGCGCGGCTTGGATAACCGTCATTGGCGATTCGAAGAACGCCTGCTGCATATTGACGTCTGCGTTTACCAATGATACGACCGAGGAAATGAACTGCGGAGCGCGTTTGCCGAGCAGCTCGTCAAATCGGCTGCGGAGTTTTTCTCCGTCCAGCATGGAGTTCATCAGCTGATTCACGCTTTGCTTTTCCGGAGCGGTCGCGTTTTGCGCGCCCGTCTGCTTTTGAATAATGTTTTTGGTCATGATAGATCTCCTTTATTTCGCCGTAACCTTAAAGGTACGGTATGACGTCGATTTATAATAGCCGGCTAAATCAATATTCGGATTTTCTTTTGCGAATCTTTTGGAATCAAACGTTCTTTTGGAGGCGGATTTCCACGATACCTTGAAACCTTCGGATTCTCCGCCGCACAAGCTGCCGAGGAAAGCCTTGACCTTGTTTGCGGCTTCATCGCGGCATTTCTCAAGGTGCTTAATGGAAGCAGTCAGATTCATATATTCCTGAAGATCGGATTCATACGCCGCGAGATCGGTAGTTTCGTCATTGGATTCGGCGTAGATCTCAGAGAGCACGTTTGCGGTTGCTTCGGATCCGTCCGCCATCGGCGGTGTTTTCGTTCTGACGAGCTGCCAGAATTCCGCTTCCGACTTCATAAGCGCGCTGATCTCCTCCTCATCCCTCTCAATCTCAAATACATAGAATCCTTTTCCGAGGACGAGAACAGCGAGATACCATTTTTTACAGCCTGTAACAGCCATGTAATGAACGCACTGAACGTAATATTGGGCCGGATATTCTCCGTTTTTGAATTGTTTGAGGTTGAGTGTGGCCGTTGTTTTGCACTCAAGACCTGCATCCTCGCCTATGACCATGCGGTCCACGTTCGCATGAGCGAACGGATAAGAAAGATTGATCAGAAAATGATTTTCTCGGCGTACTTTTTTGCCGGTTTTCTCGGTAAACCGCTTGGCAACGTAGTCCTCAAGCTCTCTGCCTTGCCGCATGGCTTCGTTTTCTTCTTTCTCCGGAACCTTGCCGAGCTTGTCCGCCCACACGCTGTAAGCGCTCGCATACGGATTCAGACCGATGATCGCGGCTGCATCCGAGCCGCCAATGGACTTGCGCCTCTGCGCAAGCCATTCCTCACGGCTCATGTTTAAGGTCATGATTTTAACGAGATTTTTATACATCTGTCATCCCTCCTGCAATGCGAAAAGCTTTTCGAGGCTGATAAACTTAACGTTTTTGGCCTGTTCTTCTTCCAAACGCTTTTCAAGCTGATAGATCGTTTGCTTTAATTTTCTGATCTCGCCGTCTTGCTCTATGATTTTTTTTGCGAGCGTTTCGATGAGACCGCTTTTATAACTGTTTTCCATGATTATTCCTCCATGTAGTCTTCCGTTCTTTTGCGGTATTCTTCATTCAGACAAGCTTCGCAGAGAAACGTACCGTCGATGTTATAGAAGTGTTCGTCCGTAATAGGCTCGCCGCAGTATTCGCACCGAGGATATGCCTCAAGTGCCTGCTCCTGCTCTGTTTCGTGATTTTCCCAGAGGTTATAATTATCAAGCATTTCTCCCATATCATCACACCTCGCTGTTTCTGCGCGCATGGTATGTATTCCAATCGCCGTATTCGTTGATCGCTCGGCTTTCATCGAGCAAGAGCAAGATAAGCGCAAAGGGAAACGTGATAACCGAGATTATTTTTTTAATCATATTTTTCACAATAAGATACTTCCTTTCTTTTCACGTTCCGTCGATCAGGCTTTGGTCAGATCAACGTCTTTGAGCTTGATCCACTCATCGGGGTGCTGTGTGTAGTAGAGGGAGAGGACTTCGCCGCACTTCTGAGCAAGGCGCTGGCTCTGTTCGGGAGTAAGCTTATCGACTTTTTTTCCTCCAACGTAGAACGTGCAAGTTAAGGTTTGGTTTCTTTTCATGTTTTACTCCATTTCTCCGCCAATCGGCGGCAAGAATCATATTCTTTAACAGAATATGTGTGAACGTTTGTCCTTGATGTTTTTTTAGGACATTTTTCTTTTTTTCTTGACAAAAATATTTTTTGTGGTAAAATGGAAGTATCTTATATTTGGGGAAATATAGATACTTCCGAACCGTTCTGTGTGGGGCACAGGACGGTTTTTTCTTTTTGCGGAAAACGGATCAACCGTCTTCCGCTGCTCTTAGTGTTGCGGCTTCAAAGAATTCGTCGAGATCGAAGCCGATAGGGCTCTGCGCATGGTTTAGATTGTGATCGCTGAAATTGCCTTCAAGAACTTTGGCTATATTTTCCTCCTGAATCAGCCAATCAAAGGTAGCTTTCCATTTCCGCTCGTTTTCTCCCTTAAGGAAAGGGGAACTTTCAGCAAGTTTGAAACATTCCTCGATCTGATCGGCAGAATATTTTGACAGCGCGGATTCAATGGCTTCCCGCCGACCGTTTGTGAGATACTTGACGGGATCCAAAGAGAGACATATCTCATTGAAGAGCCGGAGGATGTCTCTCATAGAGAAATTTGCGAAATTTTTTTGAAATTTTGCATCTCCTTTTAAACTTGTATTATTCATACTTGTATTATTCTCCTGGAACTTTTCTTCCATAGGGGTATGGAACTTTTCTTCCATACCCCCCGGAAAATTTTTTCCATAGGTATGGAACTTTTCTTCCATAGGGGTAGGGTTAATCGTTAAAAGCCGCTTTTCGATCTCTTTTGTTTCATTTTTGTATGACATTTTTACTCGTATGTAGTTTTTGTCAACCAAAATATTTATCCATTTTGATATGCTTTTTTTGGAAACTCCATACAATTCTGCGAAATAACTATTGGATGCCCAACAGAATCCATTTTCATTGCAAAGCGCCGTAATTTCGCCGTAAAGTAGTTTTGCATTCGGTGGTAAATCCGGATCATACCGAACGTTTGCCGGTATGATCGCATAGTACGATACTTTTTCTCGCATTCCTCACGCTCCTTTCTGAGTTTGCCGGATTACTTTAGAAGATCGTCAAGACTTACGCCGAGCTTATTCGCAATTTTGACCAATTTCGGAACTGAAGGATTTTTCTTTCCTTGCACGATCTTAGTCATCATGGCTTGAGAAACACCCGCTTCGTCCGCAAGCGTTTTCAAAGAAATATTTTTGTCGTATGCGGCAATTCTTATGTTTCTTCCCAAGGACATAAATTCACCTCCGTATATTGACTTTTTTAGTTTTTCATGGTATCATTGGGTTAGTAATTAACCATCTGTTAACATTATAACTTAACACACTTAATTTGTCAATGACAAAATGATAAGTTTTGAAAATTTGTGAAAACTAAACATATTAAGTATATTAAGTGTGTGGAAAATGGAGGATTTATGTTTAAAAAGAATTTCATTCGATTGTGCTCCAGCGTAGGTGAGTCACCGTCTTCTGTTTGCAAAAAAATTGGAATAACCTCTGCCGCATTTTCTCAATGGGATGATAAGACTATTCCGAGAAAAGTTACACAACAAAGAATTGCTGATTATTTCGGAATAACCGTAGAGGAGCTTCTGGCTGATGAGCCGGCAACCTCTGTCCATGTCAATAACGGCATTATCGGCAACCAGAATACACATAACGTCGTTTCCGTCGGTGGAGCTGCTGATCTTGGCGAGATCGAAACGGAAATCGTGAACATTTGCAAAAAACTCGACATAAAAAGAAAAAACGCCCTCCTGACGAGAGCGTATGAGTTGCTGGATGAAAATAAATAATGACATAAGGATAAGGCAAGATGTAAAAATGAATAATGAAAACAAAAAGTACCAAGATAGAATAACTGATTATGAACGAGAGCGTGACGAGGAAAGGTTAGAGAATGAGAGAAAGAACAGAGAAATCATATTGAATAATTATAAAAATATCGATAATGCTCTATCTATGGAACGGGTATTGGAGTCTAAGTGCTGGGAAAAAATTTCAGATGCTGAAAATAAATCAAAACAAGAAGTGCGAAAATTATTTGTATCTTTGGGGATTGTAGGAATAATTGGAATAGTAGTTCTTGCAGTTTTATTTTATTTGGTGTTACCAATAGGTAGT